ACAGCACATACGTCCAGATCAGCCGCTCAAAGGCGGCGTTGTGAGCGTAGACGCGCTCACCGGCCAGCACGGCCTGCCGAACTGATTTTGGAAATTCTTGGCTCGGTTGCCAAATTTGCACCTCCTCATCGTCATGCGCATACGCCATGCACAGCACTTCTGTGCTCGCGTCCTGCGCGTAGTTGTAAACGCCCGCGACCGTGAGGTCGCAGGCGCTGCGGGTTTCAAAATCAATCCAGATGGGCATAAAAAAGATGGCCCCGAAGGGCCATCCTCACTCTCAGGCCGCGCGACGACGACGGCCAGTCGGTGCCGGCTCGGCGGCGGGCTCCTCGGCAGGCTCGACGGCTTCGTCAGCCGCGCCGTCCATGCCGACCCAATGCTGCACCTTGAACTCGGGCGTGTAGACGCGCCCGTAGCTCTTGTGCTGGTAGTGATCCTTCCCGAGAACGATCACCGGCACCGGCTTGGTCTGGTCCTTCTCCACCTGAGTGGCGATCTCGACCGCCAGCGTCTGCACTGCGCGCTTGCCGCCGACAGAAGTCACGGTGTACCGCGCCTCCATGCCGGCATCTTCGCCGCTGACGCACTTCAGGCTGAACCCGACCTGAGCCTCCCAACCCCGCTTGGCGCCGGGGGGCGCCACGTCGAGTTCGGGCAGCGGCTGGGTGATGCCGACCATCTTCTCACCCAGCACCTCCCCTTCTCCCCACGCAATAAAGCCGTGGACAAAACTGAACGGATTGACGGCCCACAGAGAGCCGTCTTCCACCTCGGTCTGGTCGGCGCCAAACACCCAGTGGCCCGTCTTGTCCATCTTCACGATGACGGTGGCAGAGCCCACGTCAGGTGCGATGGCGCGAAGGGCCGTGGACAGGGAAGAAACTGCCGGCAGACCGGCTTGAGAGAACGCAACGATATTGGACACGATTGAACCTTTCATTTCAGTTTAGAAAGGGCAGCAACCAACTGCTGCCCGATGAGCACCGCCGCTGGCCGGGGATCATTCTCCGGTGCGAGGGTGTTGCCGGACGAGACGCTCACCACTTGGTTTGTGGGGAACTCCACGCCGTGCTCCTTGCAGACCTTCTCCATCTGAGCAGGACTGCGCAATTTGATTTCTTGGTAGACAGTGGGGTCAATGCCGGCGTTGAGCCACAAAACGTGCATCGCCTTGTCATCCACCCACTGACGGGTCGCCCGCTTGGGCACCAGTTTATAGCCTGGCACCGGCATGCCCTTCTCCAGTCGCGCCTGCGCCAGCTTGCGAGCGTCAGCGATGAAGTCCTCCAGCCGCTCGGCCAGCGCCAGCGCCTGGCCCAGCGCCTCAGGGTCTACCGTGGCCAGCGCCGTGTGGGTCACACGGTCCACTGCACCGCTGACTTGCGGGCAGATCGGCTTGGCGGTACACCAGCGGCAGTGGTCACCGATGACGACGGGCGCGTCGGGCCGCTTGGCGGCTTGCACGGCCACGACCAGTTCACGCTCGAACTGATCAATGCGTTTCCAGGTCGTCACCCAGCGGCGCACATGGGGCGGCTGGACGATGATGATCTCCACCTCACTGGTGCCGTTCAGCGCCCAGTACAGGCCGCTGGTCTTCTTGGCCGCCGCGGCGTAGAACAGGCCCTGCTCACTTTCTTCGGCCTCGACCATCACGCCATCACCGAACTTCCAGTCCAGCACGACAGCGCGGTCGCCGATGCGCCCGATCAGATCAGCCTTGCCGAACACGCCTTCCAGCGCCTTGACGCCCTCAAACTCGACCTCGACCTCTTGAACGAACTGCATCTTCTGCTCGGGGTCGATCTGGTCAAGCGCGTCGAGACAGAACTGCAGCTTCTCGGCCTGCTCGGGCGACAGGTTGTGCTTGGCGATCACGTCGCCCATCTCGCCGTCGGCCAGCAGGTCTTCCATGCAGCCGTGCAGCAGGGTGCCCTCTTCGGCGTACTTGGACGACGCCTGCGGCGGCATCTTGGCAACGAGCGCCACGCTGCCTGGGCAGTTGATGACGCGCTTGGCGGTGGAGCCGCCGACTACTTTACTGTGCTGCATCACTCGTTCCTCGCTTTCAGCATGGCGTCGGCCATGAAGTAAGCGTCCCCGGCAACATCGTCAGCCCACGTAACCCCTTCGTATATGGGGTGTCCAAGACCGCAATCGACCACCGTAGCAAAAGAGGTCTCAGATTCCTCGTTTACCGTAGTCCTCGCTTGGATTATTGATTGCATCGCCTTGGCCGCGAAGTAATCTCGCAGCATCATGCCCTCTTCTTGGCCGTTCATGCGTGTTGACGGAAACGCCGGCCCGCTTTTGTCTTCCATGATTGAACTCCAGTGACGTGATGAGGACCGCAGTGTAGCCGACAAAAAAGACTTGCACAAGACTTTTTTCCGCTATAAAGTTACGGACATGGACAAACACAAAATTTCGGAGAAGCCGATGCTTGAGAAAGATGTCGAACGCAGGCTGGTCAAGGGCGTAGAAGCCCTCGGCGGCAAAGCGTACAAGTTCGTCAGCCCCGCCCACCGTGGTGTGGCCGACCGTTTGGTCGTGCTGCCAGGTGGGCGCGTGTTGTTCGTGGAGGTCAAGACCGACAACGGCAAGTTGTCGCCGTTGCAGGAAGTGTTCAAGCGCGAAGCGCAAGCACTGGGCTGCAACTACTGCTGCGTTTACGGCGCCGCAGATGTGGACAACTTCCTGCGTTATGTGGTGACGATATGACCCGCGAAGAAGTAATGGATATGGCGTATGAAAGCGGAATGATTGCTGGATATGAAGGAGAGCCGGACCTGCTTGAACGCTTCGCCGCCCTTGTCGCTGCGCAGGAGCGCGAGGCGTGTGCGAAGGTGTGCGATGAACTTGCAGCAGAGCGACCAACCACTGGAGCGGGGAAGCTGATTGCACAGGAGTGCGCTGCCGCCATCCGCGCAAGGAGCCATGCATGAAACTGCGCCCCTACCAAGAGCAGGCCGCTGACTTCTTGTACGAGCACGACCGGGCGATGATCCTCGCGCCAGTGGGTGCAGGCAAGACAGCGATCACGCTGACGGCCATGCGCGACCTGGTGGAGGACGAAGGCATTCGCCCCCTCGTCGTCGCGCCGTTGCGGGTGGCCACCTCGGTCTGGCCTGTGGAGGCCACCAAGTGGGCGCCAAACCTCAAGGTGCGTGTAGCGGTCGGCACGCCCGCCCAGCGTAAAGCAGCACTTGACAGCGACGCTGACGTCATCGTCACCAACTACGACAACCTGCAGTGGCTCGCCGAACAGGACGTGCAGTTCGACGCGGTGGTGTTCGACGAACTCACGCGGCTGAAGAACCCCGGCGGCAAACGCTTCAAGGCGTTTGAGAAGGTCATCAAGTCCGTCGAGATCCGCTGGGGCTTGACAGGTTCGTTCACCAGCAACGGGCTGGAGGATGTGTTCGGGCAGTGCAAGGTGATCGACCAGAGCCTGCTGGGCCGCAGCAAGGGTGCGTTCATGCAGCAGTACTTCTACCAAAACAACCGCGGCACGCACACCGAGTGGGAGCCTCGGCCCGGCTCGCTGCCCGCCGTGATGCAGCGCATCAAGCCGGCCACCTATGTGCTGGAGCCTGGCGAGTACAAGGACAAGCTGCCCCCGCTGCACACGGTGGAAATGCCCTGCAGCATGGCGATGGACGACTACAAGAAGATGAAGAAGGACTTCGTGCTGCAGTTCGGCAACGAGACGACCATCGCGCAGAACGCTGCGGTGGTCACGCAGAAACTGCAGCAGATGTCCAGCGGGTTTCTGTACACCGACTTTGGGCCGCGCTGGTTGTCGTCGCACAAGTTCGACGCGCTGGACGACATCCTGTCAGAGAACCAGCACGCCAACACCATCGTTGTCTACAACTACGTCGAGGAGTTGAACGAGTTGCGCAGGCGTTACCCCACGCTGGCGGCGATGGATGAGAAGTGGGACGTCATCAAGGGTTGGAACGCCGGCCAGGTGCGGCTGCTGGCCATCCACCCCAAGAGCGCCGGCCACGGGTTGAACCTGCAGCACGGCGGGCACCACATGATCTGGCTGTCGCTGCCGTGGTCGCTGGAGTTGTACGAGCAGACCATCGGGCGGCTGCACCGCAGCGGCCAAGCGCGTGACGTGTGGAACTATGTCCTGCTGACCGCAGACACCGTCGATCAGAAAATCTGGGCGGCGCTGCACGACAAGCAATCCCTTTCCCAACTGGCCTTGGAGGCACTGAAGTGAACAAGTTTGCGGAGCGGCTGAAGGTAGCGCGGGCCGAGCACAAGATCGCGCTTAAGGCGTTCAACATGGCGCAGCGCAGGCTGCATAGGGTGCTGGTCACCATCAACACACTGGAGAAGAAGCATGAACTGGCGATGGCTCAACGAGCACCTGTCAAGCAAGACTGAGCAAGAGGTTAGCGCTTTGCTGGAGCAGGAGCGCAAGACGCTGCGCCGCGTCACCATCTTGGAGCGGCTGCATCAACGCTACACCGTCCTGCGCGCCGCGCGGGAACGCATGGAAATTCTGAAGGAGGCAATCAAGTGATCCGCGACCACATCCGCCGCCTGTGCGGCAACATCAGCCACGCTGAACTCATGCAGCGCGAACTCGACCAAGCGCACCGCA